CAATTAGCGCGTCAAATATCCCGGGCTTGTCAGTTATCATGCCATGCCCCAATCGGTACGGAGTTGCGGTCAGGCCAATCACTCGCATGGCTGGATTAATCATCTTGAGATAATGGATCAGCTTGCGATAGCTGGTGTCAGTGTTATGCGATATCAGGTGCGCCTCATCGACTATCATGAGATCAATGTGACCTATGTCGGTGGCTTTGTTTCTGATAGACTGAATCCCGGCAAATGTGATTTGCTGATGGAGTTCTTTACGCCCAATTCCTGCGCTATATATTCCTAAAGGCGCATCTGGCCAGTGCAGTAACATTTTTTCCGCGTTCTGCTCGATCAACTCTTTTACATGAGTAACCATTAAGACTTGAGTCTCTGGCCAGTTTTCTACGGCATCCTTACATATAGCCGCGACAACGTGCGACTTGCCACTGCCGGTTGGCAATACAATGCACGGGTTACCGTACTTGTTAGCACGGAACCAGTCGTATAGTTGATCAATCGCTCTTTGTTGGTACTTGCGAAGCATTTATAGCCCACACATTCCTTCGCATTCGTTATCAAACATATCCATCTGATTATCGACTTTTTCTTTAAACTCAACTTCATCAAGAGGTTGGCATGATCTGTGTAAATATAATTCGTCTTTTATATTTCTTGATCCAAATCTAATTTTTTTATCAAACCATACAGCTTGCTGGAATTCACTTGGTCTTTCTTTTTTCATAAAAGACCAATATGCGTCGTCGTGATACGGACAACAAATACAAGCAGACTTTTCTGGAAGCGGATAATTGTTTTTATTCATCCATATTAAGCACTGTTGCCTATTCATATTAAGTTCAATCAATGGATGCTTATTCTTAATATATTTATCTCTAGCAGGCTTCATTCGTTGGATTTCGTCTGTAGAAATTCCGATCCATTGCTCAACGTATTTATCTTTTGGAAAATGCTTTTTATATCCAACATCACATAATTCTCTAATTTTCTTTCTTATTGGCTGAATTTTGTAATCATTTGTACATTGCCTTTGCAACATTCCAGATTTTCCAGTTTCTGCGCTTTTTGTAAAAAATGGTGCGGTCAAAAATCTTTGTCCGTTATCAACAGAATTTATCATGTCATCTCTTATGTTTCCTTTTTCAACAATATGTATTGGAAAAGGCAATTCTTTTTTTAAGAACTCAAGATATTTATATACTGCTTCTGGCTCATATCCAGTATCTGCAAATATTGCACAATCAGGCATTGGTAACTCGCCTTTGGCGGCCATTAACGCCATAGTTGAGCTTTGTACGCCAACTCCAAGACTAATTACTGTTAATATTTTTTCTTGGTTCATCCTATTATCTTTCCTCCATCAAAACGCAAGTCTGTAATAAATTGATCTGGCTTTAAACACGCGTCAAGATTGCTCACCAATTCTGTGCTGGCGTATGTGTTCGCATCGCCTTCGCCGTTCCGAATAAACTGACCGTTAATTTCCCATACGGCCTCGTTAGGATCGCTACTCTCCAATCGAGTCCAAGGCACAACGTCAGGATGTAAAACGTGCGAGTCGCATCCCTTATGCTGAAAGTCCTCTGGTATTTCTTCCGCATTAAATCTTTCGCAATCCCATGTACCATCTTCTTTTGGAGTTGAATGAGCGCACGTTCTGCAATTGACCTGCTTGGTCGGTTGCCCTTCGTGGCAAATATGTCGAGCCGGGCATCCCTTACAAACAAACCAGCTAGGATCGTTAGATATCCTCGGTGGAGCTTCATTTGCCAATGTAATTACATTGCCCTTATGTAATAACCTTTCCGCAAACTGTTCGTCGAAATCAACGATCTCGGTGTACAATTCATCGTTATCCTTACAAACGGCAACGTATAACGCCTTATGAATCTTCTTGCCAAGCATATAAACTTGCATCTGCGCGTAATGCATTGGCTTGGCTTCTTTGACTCCTGTTGAAGCCACTTTGTTAAATGAGTTTTTATTGTGAGTCTTAAACTCAGCAATAAACTTTTCCTCTTCGTGTCCCGGCACTCCTCGATGAATGATGCCGTCAACGCTACCGCTGACGTGCGTACCAAACTCTACTCTTGATTGATTGTCGCCAACGTTACGAATGTCTATGCCAATTGCTCGTAAATCTGAGACTATGACTCGCTCTTCCAGTTGACCGCGTCTAAACAGACGACGCATACGTCCCGGGAAGTGTTCAGCAAAAGTCCAACGAAACATATACCAGAGATATCTTTCGCATTTGTGTCCGAGCAATGATCCGCCCATGTGTCCACGTTGAGTATCGGTATTTTCTGCATGGTATTTATCTATCAGTTCGACTATTTTGCTCATGATGCTCCTAAAGAAAAGGGGCCGAAGCCCCTTGTTTATCGTTTAGCCCAAGGCGCTGCTCCATTGGCTGCCTTTTGAGCAGTTGGAACTGGCGATCCCCCGGTCAGAGGTTTCCAATCGCGCACGTCGTTTTGCGCGGCGTATTGATCCGTTGCGGCTCTGGTATTAACTTTAATCTTCAAGTCCATACCAATTAGCTCATCGGTGTTTTTCGGCAAACTTGATAGTCCTCCTGCCGCAGCAATTTGACTCAATTGTTTCCTTCCGATTGCTTCAGCCTGCGCGTTTGGATTGTTGATTGTTACGTTACCAAACACAACGCGACCAGCGTAATCATTACCAATAATGTCGTATCTTACTGAAATAAAGCGTCCATTACCAGCCTTGGTGGTTTTTAATTCAGCTCCCATAATGCGAGCGTCATACCATCCGTCAGGTAAAGTTGTGTATTCTTTTGGCTCATTATCAATAACCAAATCATAAGACTCAAAATCTAAATCACTCATATCATTCTCCTTCTAAAGAAATTGAAAAACTAGGTCTGCTAGGTGTAGTTGTAATAGCGCCTAACAATACTTTGGTAATGCCTTCGTCAGCCTTACGCCAACTGGACATATTTATTTCTGGCTTCCATCTGAACAATGTCGGCAAGTGGTCACTCAATCCAGACTCATTCGCAATGTCTTGCAATCTGTCTGCATCGACTTTGTGATTCAATCGATTAACCACTTTTACTTTCATTCGTCCTTTTTCGATGTTGACTGTGCCTTCAACGGTTTCGTCAAGTTCCAGTATTTCTGCCAAGCGATCCTCAACTGATCGTCTGTCGTTAACTGCTTGCCTTTCCCGTTCTTTGGCGTTGAGCCACGCTTCCGAGAGTTGTGCGAACTCATCCATTATGCCCTCCGATCTTCTGGATTAACTGGCCAATGTCAGGGGCCTCCCATTCGTCGAGCTTGCCAGAGCGATCTTTGGCTTGCCATGAGGCATCACCAACGCACTTTATCCCGCGCCATGTGTTGCCATCGGCATCCTTCTCGATCCGTAACGCCAGCACTTCGTCAAAGAAGTAAGGCAGTTGCTGACCGATCTTGTTGCCCGGCATCGATGGCGCGTACAGAATACGTCCAAGCTCGTCCGTCATCTTCTCTAGCTTGGCGGTCATTAGAACGTGCATCGGGATATCACGAAAAGCTCGGATCAAGTCGGTCATCTGTTCCTGCATAGAGCCGTATGCCTGCCTTGGATCTTTTGTGTTTTTCTTTTCGTAATTGAGAACGACTTCGGCGATCTCCGAGATGCTGTCAATTGCGATAGATGAGAAATCCTTAGAGTTCTCTCCCAGCCATTGATATGCATCGCGCAAGTCCGCCATGCTGCCAATCTCGATGTACGGTATATCCGCATCATTGATTGACAAAAGACCGCCTTCTGCCGACAGGATTATCGGATTTGGCATAGTCTTAATTAGTGTTGTTTTACCAGCGCCAGCTTGCCCGTAAACGAGCATCTTGACTCCGGTCGCCGCAACAGACGACGTTGTTTTTAAGTTAATAGCCATATGGCCTCCATAGTTATGTGCGGTCGGACAATCCGGTCGCACGTCTGTTATATTAGCACAGCACAGATGGTATTGGTGTACAGTCTCCAGCCATGACTAATAATGCTGCGTAATCCTCAAACGCTTCTTCGCGTTCATCTTTGTCGTACATTTCAATCTCGGGAAAGTAAAAA